ACAATTATTTTATGTGCTTTTAATCTTAACTTTTCGCTTTGTTCAAATAGTTTTTTAATTTTTTTATTATTTGCAATTGATGAGTGAACCAAATTAGAACCATTAAACCAATCAGCAACCATTTGAGCGTCATATTGATTTACTTTATTACTCATTATTTCCCTTTTGTTAATTGTTTTTTTAAATGATTAAATGCTTTATAATATTCTTGTTCATCTTTTTGTTTGTCTTTATAATCAGAAATATCAACCCAAAATTCAATCAATTCTTTAATTAAATTAACACATTTTTTATTATTCATTATTCCCCCCTTTTATTATTTTTGTTCAACATAACTTTTAAGCTCATCAAATTTATTTACATAATCAGCCCATTCGCTGTCAGGCATATCAGCTAATAATCTTTTACAATCTAAAATAAATTCAATTAAATAAGTTTCAAAGTCATCTTTTTTCTTTTCCTCATCTGTCATATCTATCCATTCTTTTTTTTGTACAGGCTCCGATTTGCTTTTCAGCGTCTTATCTGTACCTTCACTAGGGTTGGTTATGCTAGCTTGCGAAGCGTTTTCTTCAGCTAATCGCTGAATAAAACCTGGGTATTCTTCATTCATTTCTTCACCATAGGCAGCTTCCCATGCTGCCTGTATTTGTGCAATTGTATATTTTTTCATTACTTCCCCTTAATTTCTTTTATAAATTCTTTTATTTGTTTTTTACTATATCCATAACTTAATAGATAATCATAAACTTGTTTTTTAGTTATCACTTTATCTAAATAATCAAGAAGACATTCATCTACAAAAAAATTAATCATTATTCCTCACTTTCCTCTTTACAGAAAATACAATAGCAAGATATATATTTTAAAAATTTAACTTTACTATCAAGACATTTATATTTTAAGCAATTTTTTCTTTTTGGACTCATCTTTACCCCTTTCTACATTCATATATTTACACATGGTATTTGCTTTCTTGGCTTTAATATCAAGCCATAAAGTCGGTATATCATTAACTCTGTATTGCTGCTCTTGTTTTTTTAATCGTTTCATATCGCACCCCCTGAACTTGACCAAATATGCAAAGCGTAAATTATCCAAGCTATAATGCTAGCTTGCATGAATAAAAAACCAAGAATAAAAAGTAATATTTTTTTCATTAAATCTCCATTTCTTTCCAAAATTTAGTATTTTCTTCTCTTTCTTTTATTTGTTCTTTCAATTTATTTATTATTTGTTTTTTTGTGTAGTTCATAAATCTTTCAACAAAACTAAATTTGTCGTCATCATGAACGCAGCTAGCTACTACCATACTATTTGCTTTTAACTCTAAAAATATGTCGTAACCTTTAAATCTTACTGGCTTATATTCTTTGATTTTATGATAAAACATTTTTATCCTTTCTTTTAATTGTCAATAGCATGATATTTGTTGTTTGTCAATAACATTATTAGGCAGCTCTTTTTTCTAATATTTCCTGATAACGTTTCCAATTAATCAATGAAATATAATCTAAATTAGCAAGATAATTTATATCTTCATCTATCCATGCTTTTTTAATTTTATCACCATAATTATTGACTAATGATTGAGAATAAATACAAGATTTTTTTATTACTAATAAATCTTTTACTTGCCATTTATTAGGATTTAATAAACTTTCAGCAATATGTTTTACTGTAAATAATCTTGCACAATCATTAATAGATGCTTCAAAATCGCTTGAAGGTCTATTAAATCTATGTTGCTTTTCTTCTTTTCTATTTATATTAAAAACTTCATCTCTATATGGTGTCCATGTGATGTTGCTCAAAATATATAGTTTAGAATATGCTTGATTTATTCTTTTAACTATTTGTTTTTGTTCTTTGTTCATTTTTTCCTCTCTGTTAGTTATTGACAAGATACAGCATAAAGCCATATCTTGTCAATAGATTTATTTAATTTCTTGTGCTTTCTCTAAATCTTTTATATCTAGCCCTTGATGGTAGCCTAGACCTTTTCTTACTTTTCTTATTAAATCATCTTTACTTATTATGCTAGAAAAGCCATGACCATCTAATGAGATATAATAATAATTAACTTTTTTACTCCAACAGACTTCTTGACTTACTTTTATATCTTCATCTTTTATAGGTTTTGTATACTTCCATTTTTTCATAATTAACCTTTCTTTTTAAGTTTATTGACAGCGTTTTTATAACTTCTAGGATAATCTACTTCTATTGAGGTAATTTTTTTTAATTCCTCTTTGTCGCCTTGGACTATCTTGCTAGCGTCAATCTTAATTGGCTTTATAAAACCATTATTTAGTCCATAATTTATAAAACCTTTTTTAAAGTTACTCATATTTAACCTTTCTTTTTATTGTTTTTTATGTATAAATTATACATTAACCATTTTATATATTGTCAATAGATAATTGTCAATAACTAATTATATGAATAATATTAAATTTACAAACGAAGTTTTGAGCAAGATTTATGAGCAATTAGCTCTAGGTAACTCCATTAAAACAGTATTAAAAGAGCTTAATTTAAGCTGGGAAGGTTTCCGGTTATTAATGCATAAAAAGCCAAAAATAAGAACAGAATATGAACAAGCCAAAGCCGATGGTGTTAACTATTTATTGGATAATGGCGTAGATAGTTTAAAGAAAGCTATTGAAGATATAAAAGCAGAGCCTAATCAAAAAAATGGTCTTGCAATCACTCATTTACAAAAAGAAATAATCGGTCTTTTAAGGTTCAAAGCTAGTCATTTATTGCCTAAATATAACCAAAAAGCGCAACAAATTGCTTTATCTAATGCTAATGATAAGCCGCTAGTAATTAAATGGTCTAAAGATTAACATTTAATTTATTTAATAATATCAACATACCTGCTGCAAAACATTTTAGTTTTTTCCTAACTACGTTCGTAAACTTGCCCTTTGTTGTTATAGCAAAAAATTAAACGTATCTTGTGCAGGTTGCAACCGGTTCAATAAATTAAATTGCCGGTTGTTACTGATAAGTTATGAGTTATTGGTAACAATTAGAGGTAGATACTAAAATCGTATAAAAAAAAGGGGGGTTTTTGAAAACCGGACACCAGCAACAGCGTTTTGCTATAGATTTAAATTTACAGGAGGTATATATATCTAAACTAGAGGAGCCACATTATGACTTTAAAAAAAACACCAGTAAAAGCGTTTGTAGTTATTAGCGAAAATACAAAATCTGTGCTAATACATTTTGATGGCTTTGAAGATTTTAATGATGCGAAAGAATTTAGCGATTTTATGGTTGAACAACTAGGAATAGAAAAGATTGATTTACCAATTAATAGAACATTACACTAAGGGGGGTTTTGTTTTAAATGAATGAAATAGTAATCCCTTATTCACCAAGAAAATTACAAAAATTTTTGCACTCACAAATTCCTAAAAGCCGGTTTAATGTGATTGTAGCGCATAGGAGGTCAGGCAAAACTGTAATGTGTATTAATCACATGATTAAAGATGCTTTAACCAACCCAAAACCTAATCCAAGATATGCCTTTATTTCGCCAACATTTAAACAAGGTAAGTCTACTGCTTGGGATTACATAAAAACATATTCTAAAAACATTCCTTTTGTAAAATTTAATGAGTCAGAATTAAGATGTGATTTCCCAAATGGTGCAAGAATTACAATCTTAGGTGCTGAAAACGACCAAGCACTAAGGGGTATATTTTTAGATGGGTGTGTTATGGATGAAACTCAAAGTATATCACCAACAATATTTCCTGAAATTATCAGACCTGCCTTGGCTGACCGAAGGGGCTGGTGTATTTTTATTGGTACACCAAAAGGGCAAAATTATTTCTACAAATTACATAAAGATGCTTTGCAAAAAAAAGATTGGTGGACAGGGGTTTTCAAAGCAAGTCAAACTAAAATATTAGATAAGGAAGAATTGACTGCTGCCCAAACTGTAATGTCAGAAGATTTATATGATCAAGAATTTGAGTGTTCATTTCAAGCGGCAATCACAGGTTCATACTATGGTGCTTTGATTGAGGAGCTTGAGAAAAAAAATAGAATAACAGATGTACCTTATGATGAAAATTTAGATACTGAAACCTGGTGGGACTTAGGATTAAAAGACTCCACAGCTATTTGGTTTGTTCAAAGATATAAAGATGAAATTAGAGTAATTGATTATGAGGAATCATCAGGTGAGGGATTAGATTTTTATGCAGACATACTAGACTCAAAACCTTATAAATTTGATAGACATATAGCTCCGCATGATATAAAAGTTAGAGAACTAGGAGCTTTTGGAAAATCAAGACTGGAATCTGCACTAGAATTAGGAATATCTTTTGATATAGCTCCTAAACTTTCTATTGAAGATGGTATTGAAGCAGTTAGAAAAAATTTACCAAAATGTTATTTTGATAAAGAAAAAACTTATCAGGGGGTTGAGGCTTTGAAGGCTTATCAAAAAAAGTGGGATGATAAAAACCAATGTTTTAAAAACAGACCAATCCACAATTTTGCAAGTCATCCGGCAGATGCTTTTAGATATGGTTGTACTTTTGTTGGTGGCAAAATGACAGACTGGAAAAAACAAATTGAAATTAATACAAATTATATAATTTAAAATGGCTGAATTAGATTTAAAATTAAAAACACTTTTAAATAATAGAATCCAAAATGCTTTAGGTTATTTAGGTGGCAACCTTTCAGAAGCAAGAAAAAAATCAATTGAATACTACCTAGGAGATAAACTTGGGACAGAAATAGATGGACGCTCACAGGTGGTATCGACAGATGTATCAGATACAATTGAAAGTATTTTACCAAACTTATTAAGAATATTTACTGCGTCTGATAAAGTAGTAAAATGTGAACCTGTTACTGCTGAGGATGTTCCTTTATCTGAGCAAGCAACCTCATATCTAAATCATGTGTTTTACAAAGACAATGATGGTTTTCAATTATTGTATAATTTTTTTAAAGATGCACTTATAGAAAAAAATGGTTTTCTAAAAGTATACTGGGATGAATCAGAAACTGTTGAGTTTGAAACTTATGAAAATTTATCAAAAGCAGATAAAGATGCTTTAAATGATACTAAAGATGAAATTGAAATAGTTGATGAAGAAGAATTTGAAGATGAAACAGCAAAAGAACAATATGAAAAATTATTAGAACAATACGAACAAAGAGGCGTAGATACATCACAAATAGAAAAACCAAATTTTTCTTTATACAATTGTAGAATTAAAAGAACAAAAAAACATGGTAAAATAAAAATTGAATCTGTCCCACCTGAAGAATTTTTAATAGAACGAAATGCTAAAACAATACAAGATGCAGATTTTGTT